GCCTAAAACTTTAACTCCTTTATATAAAACCTCTATAGTTCTACCTACTCTTTCAAACATGTCTGTTTGTGGTGGATTAAAAGTATCAGGTTTTTCAATAGCTTTTACTAAACCTTGTTCAGTTTCTTTTATTTTAAATACCTGATCACTGTATGTTTTATATTCAAAATATATTATTGGAATAGTATTTTGATCCCATGGTCCATTACCGTATCCATATAAATAACTTTTATTTCCTTGGTATTCTTGTATTTTTTCTAACTCAGCATCAGATAAATTAGGGAATTGTTTAGCTATTTCTGGTAAAGTTACTGCTTTTAATTCACCTATATAATATAAATCTTCAAAATTTGGATCTTCTGTGTAAGAATATATTAACATTGCTGGATCTACATAGTCTACTGTAACTCCATTAGCTAAATTAAAATCTGTTTTAACAGCTCCAATACCACAAGTAACTAAATCATAATTAACTCTTCGTCTTATTAAATCCCATTTATTATAATCTAATACTTGATTTATAACTTCTTCTTCTGCAATTTCTACTGCTTGCTTATAGCTTAATTGCATGTGTAATTCTAGTTCTTCAGGTGTTTGAGGTAATTGCTCTTCTGGTACTTGAGTATTAAACAAATTAGTTCCTAGTTTAGCTGTAATTTGTTTCATTGTGTCTCTAGCAAAAATATCTTGTGCTAGCCTTTCAGCATAATTAGTTCTTTTTTGTAATGCTCCAGGATCTTGAGCATAAGCATTAACATCATAATCTTTGTTAGATATACCATTAGCTAATATATCAACGAATTTACTAATAATCGGTACTGGTTTCCAGTCTAAATTAAGATAAGATAAATCTCCATTAATAGATAATTCATCTTTATATTTTTGAGTAGGTTGTTCTCCTCTTGCATATAATCTTAGTCTATTATAATTATTCCAAGTAGTTAAATATCTATTACCATTAGTTCTCCCTAATAAAAACCATTCCTGTTCTATAGCTTGCGCAACCTGCATACCATATTCCAATGAGGATTTTTCAGCGTCACTAACCACTTGGCTAGGGAAAATACTACTACCGTTATTGTATATACTTTTCATTTAATCTATAATTTTTGATAATTGACCTTTGTTATCATATTTTTTAATTCCTAAATCATAATTTTTCATTATTATCTTAGGATTAGGTCTGTATTTATTTTTATTACAAGCCATTAAAGCTAAACCGGAACTAATAGACGCATCATGAGTTGTTCTATTGTTTATGTTAAATTTTGCCCAGTCTTCAAGTGTTCTTTGAAAATAAGTGTCTCCATAAGTTCCATCTTCTCTTTTACCTATATATGTTTCTATATAACTTTCAATCGCAGCTGCGTGAGCTTGTTTAATGTCTTCACTTGAATTTGGTATACCACCTATTTCTCTTTCTGTTACAGATAATTTGTTGTAAATTTTATCTGGTCTATTCATTGAAAAACCTCTATAACCTCTACGTTTAAAATGATAAAGAATTCTAGGTTTATTATTTTCAATTAATATTGGCATTCCATAAAATATACATGCCATTAACACATCTTCAAAAAATATTTCAGCGGTTTGAGGTCTAGCTATATATTCTAAAAAGAAATGATTAGGAGGAACATCTTCCATACTAAACTTAGTTAAACCATGTAAAGATCCATTAGAACCTCTACCATCTACAGTTCCTGAAATATCATAAGGGTCACATCCAAACGCTCCTAAATGTTCATTACCAGGATATTTTTTACCTAGTTTAAATATTACATTGTTTTGTAATCCTAATGGTGGAACCCATGATATGAAAAATTTTCCATTTTTATTAGGAGAAAATACTACTTCTGTGTCTTGTATTCCTCCTATCCACTGAAAATTTCCTTGAGTTATTACATTTGTATTTTTTATATCCGCGTTCCAATCTATTTGCTCATATATTTTAGTTAAATTAAATAGTGAAGATTTAGCTTCATCTCTAAAAGCATGTTCTGTAGTTCTTGGAAACTGTCTATAAAATTCGTTTAAAGCATCCTGATCTTCTTTTAATCCATCTACTTCGTTTTGCCAATAATCAATTACTCCTAATGTTATTGGAATTCCATCTGGTCCTTTGACAAGATCTTTTGGTGTCTCGAATACAGGTATGCCATAAGAATCAATGTATCCTTCGTAGTTCCATTCCATAGGTATGAACAAAGAATAGAGTCCTGAGCGAGTCTGTCCATTGCGGTTTCTTTGTGTAACATCGGAATCATAATATAATTTTTTAAAGTTATTACCTCCTTTATCTAACGCGTTACAAGTTGAACCCATCATACATTTACCAATAATTCTACTACCTAATCTTAATGTAGTTTTAGTAACTCTCCAGTTATTTAATATATTGTTTGGTTTTTCCCATTTACCACTTTCATCATGTACTAATAGTTTTAATTTTTCACCATCATAACTATTATCACCAGTATTTTTCCAATCAATAGTTGTATCTAATCCTTGTAGTTCTGGAGCTTGAGTATTAGCTGTTAATTTACGTCTTGTAAATTTACTAGCTGGAACTCTATAAGCTAATTCTGTTTTAGGTCGATCCATACCGTCCTGTATAGGTTTAAAGAAAAAAGGATAATTTACAGAGATAGGAACTATTTTATCAGTAAACATTGTCTTAGCATCAGGACCTGATTTAGATAAAACTCCATATCTTGAATCAGAAGAAATAGTAGCTAAATTAACTGTTTCACCTGAAGCCATAAATGAAAAACCAGAACGTCTGTTTTTCAGATAACACATACCGTAACACCTTTGATCAGCTTTACAAGCTTCCCAAAAAATAAAGAATAATCTATTAGCTTCTCTAAAATCTGGTTTACCTACATCAATTTTACTCCATTGCAAGTACATGTAATGAGTTCCGGTTAAATAAGTAGGTTTACTGTTGTTATTAAACCAAAATCCTTTTTCTCTTCTATTAAATTCTTTATCAATAAAATCGTACCATGTTTCTTTAAAATCTAAAGGATATTCTTCCCAGTCAAATATAGTTTTAATCCTACTTAATTCTTTAGGTAATTGAGTGTGTTCCCAAGTATTAGATTCAAAAGTTACAACATCTTCTTGTAAAGGTAAAGCTATTTTTAAATTTTGTATTTCGTATATTTCCCCTATTTTACCTGTTTTACTAATAATAATTACATCATGTTCAGGGTTGTATCCATACTCCCATTTACTATAACGATTATTTTTTTTAAGTATTTTAGGTTTTATATAATCTTTTAATACTTTATATAATTGTTGGTCGTACATTATTTAGACCTCCCTTCTGCAAAACCTTTAAATTCTTTAGGTTTTTTTGTTTCTTCTTCTACTTTACCTTCAATTATATTTTCTTCTTCATTTATTTTAGCAAGTATTTCAAAAGCATCAAATATAGCTAATTTTTTAGTAGCAGCAGCATTTTTTAATCTATCAGCGGAAATATCAGGTCCAAAATCAATAATAGGTTCTTTAGCTACTTTAATAAGTTCTTCAACAGCTATTCGTCCAGCTTGGATTATATTCTTTTTTATCTTTTTTATTTCCATATTTAATTACAATATCATTTGATTTCATACAATAAAGGCGTTCATCATCTATAATAAACTCCCATTCTCCTCCAGGTCTAAAACCTATAACATCTTCTGGATTTATATCTAAATTTGTTAAGTTTTTATTACCAATTTTTACAACTCCTATATTAGGTTGTTCTTTAACTGTTTCTAAAGAATTAGAATTTTTTAATGGTTTTATAAAACATCTATCTCCAAAACTCTGCCATTTACCATTTTTTTTATACAAATATATTTGATCTGGTGAAACAAAGTATAAATTATTTTTAAAAAAAGATCTACTATTAGTTTGTTTTCCTTGCATATTATAGAATCTTCTAAATATATTTTGATGTACAACTATAGTATCACCTTTTTTTATATTACTAGTAATAGCCAACGGTGTAGACACAACTTCAGCAAATCTATTAACAAATTTCCAAGATTCAATTTTAGTATTTAAAATTAATTCTTTTTCACCTATTTTTTTACTATTATTGTATCTACCTTCTCCGATAGGCTTTACTATAAAATCATATAAACTATTCATTAATATTCTAAATCATACTCAACCGCTATTGCCATATTGGAATTAAATTTTTTCCATGGTAATACTTCGTTGTTTTTCTTTATATAAATATTATATGAATTATCTTTTTCATCTAACAGTATATGAGATATTTCATGTCCTCCATATACTTGTTGACCAATAGAATAATGCATTGCTTCATTCTTATAATCAGATCCAATACTGATTTTTCTTATTACACTACTCATTTTCTTTTTCTATTAAAGTATATTCTCCAGTTTCTAAGTTTATGTTAATAGAACCATATTTTTCTTCTAATTCTTTTTTAACATCTTCTTGTTTAGCATTAACACCAGCGATTTTATGTAGCATTGCGTGTTTTTCTGCCTCAGCTATTCCTATGTTTTGTAATAATTGAGCTAATTCAGTTTGTAGTTTAGTTATATTATCTAACTCTTCCTGTGTTATCTTTTTTACTTCCATTTTATTTAATTTAATTTGTTACTATCCAATTTTTTTTGTATATAGTACTGTGGTTACTATCACCCTCAAACGTACATGTTAATACATCATCTTTATAAGTATATGTTATAAACACTTCCCACTCATTATCTGGATTAACAAGTCTAGTTTTCACATAATCATCTGTTGCTTCAATAACTTGTTCTTCTACTGTATCTTGTTCATAAAGAGAAAAGTTTACAAATTTGTATCCTTCATCTTCATTGTATAAAATAACTACATAATAACTAGTTTCATTACTAGACCATACTCCAGAAATGTTTTCATGTAATTCATGACTGTTCATAGTAATACTAAATAGCATTACTATACATAATAATAATTTTTTCATTTAATTTAATTTAATTCTATTTATATTATCACTTATAAATAAGTGTTTTTACTTTTTGAATATACTACTTGCCTTTTCTGTCGTTCGTCCGCCGAAATAGGCTAAGATTACGGACATCATAACCTTCTCAAAAGTATCATTCCAAGTTTCATGTATTGTAAATGGTATACTTTCTACACTATCTAATATACCCGCAAAAGAAAATACAACAATACACCATATAAGAACTAAAGGTCGTACATTTTTAGACATCCAAGAATCTGACATAGAATCTGCTTTCCATCTAGAGGTTATTGATTCTATTTCTTTATTCTGTTGCTCATATATTAATTGTTGTAGTTTTATTTTGTCATCTAAAGACGCGTCTGATTTAGCTATTTCAGCTATTGCTTCTTTAGGAGATGTTACACCTTGTAATACATTTCCTAATGTAGGGTTTATTACAGATGCTGCGCCAAACAATAGTTGTCCAA